AACTGGAAGTCTGCACTTGAGCCAGACAATCGCAGCTTGAAATTTTACACAACAGAAGAACTTAACGCTCCGTTTGTATTGGAAGCAATTCAACGCTGGTACGGATGCACAATGGGTGAGGCGCTTATAAAGCGTGATGAAGAATTAGCCTCTCGTACACAGGAATCTGAACATGGATAGTCCCAGCAGCTACCAGATCGGCGGAGATCATTACGCATCTAAGTCCGTTCAACCATGGGAAGCAATGGAGTCCTGGATGACCAAAGAAGCGTTTTCTGGATTTTTACATGGCAACTGCATAAAATATCTGGCTCGATATAAAGACAAGAACGGAGTGCAGGATTTAGAAAAGTGCAAGCATTATCTTTCTAAACTAATTGAGATAGAACAAGATTTAGACGCAATTGTTGAAGGCACTGCGTCTTTAGACACGCATCAATTTCAACATGGTTATTTCTGTGGTTTGCGGAATATGTCGTCAGATCGTCCATATCATACAATGAGCAAAGATTGGCAAAGAGGATATAATCAAGGAAGATGCGAATCTGTAAGCAATGGACACGACAAATAATATGCTCTAAAAGGTTTTCACCAGACCTTATTGGAAGCTGAGATGACACCAAAGATTGAAACGCGCTTAGTCGCAGAGGAATGGAGACCCATTCCAAAATTTGCAAATTATGAGGCAAGCAACCTTGGTCGCATTCGTTCGCTTGATCATATATCAAGAGATGGGCGAGCAATTAAAGGTCGCATCCTGCGAACGTGGTTCAGCGGAAGCAATCTTCAATATGAATATGTTTCGCTTGGAAGCGAATATAAATGCGGAGTGCATCGGCTTATAGCACTCACATTTCATGGTGAGCCAACATATCTGAAATGCGAAGCCGCTCATTTGAATGGAAACAGCCGAGATAATCGCGCTGAAAATCTTCAGTGGTGTTCTCGTCAAGAGAATGAAGATCATAAAAACATTCATGGAACACGGGTAATTAATCGCGTTTACGCTCAACCCTGGCATAATCCTAGGGGGCCTAAGCCAACCATTCACCCGCAAGCAGATGCTATTCGAAAGCGCAGATCTGAAGGTGCTTCAACCGCGCAACTAGCAAGGGAATTTGGATATTCCAAAAGTGGCATGGCAACAATTTTGAGTAAGCGGATATGAAAAATCTTCAGGTTCAAAACAAGGCAGTCTCAGATTTACTGCCCTATATCTCCAACAGCCGCACGCACTCCGATGCCCAGGTCGCCCAGATCGCAGCGAGCATCAAAGAATTTGGCTGGACAAACCCAATCCTAGTTGCAGGCGATGATACAATCATTGCAGGACATGGGCGTTTACTGGCAGCACGAAAGCTGGCGTTAGTAGAAGTGCCAGTGATTGTCCTGGATCACCTAAGCAAAGCCCAACAACGCGCCCTAGTGATAGCAGACAACCAGCTTGCCATGAACGCAGGGTGGGACATGAATATGCTGAAGGCGGAGATCGAAGACCTTAACCTAGAGAATTTCAACCTAGAGCTACTGGGCTTTGATGATGATTTTCTAGATGGATTGCTGGAGACAGTGCCATCCGTTAGATTGGCGGATGAGGACAGTGTTCCTGAGATGCCTAAGACAGCAAAGACCATTGTTGGTGATGTCTGGATATTGGGCGATCACAGATTGATGTGTGGAGATTGCAAATCCTTTAACGATGTTGCAAAGGTTCTTGCGGGAAAAATGATTAACCTGGTGGTTACATCACCTCCGTATGCGTCACAGCGGGAATATGACAAGGAATCATCCTTTAAACCTATTCGCGTTGATGAGTATGTGGATTGGTATGAAGACATTGCAACAAACATCTATGCAAACTTAGAGAATGATGGATCGTATTTTTGCAATATCAAGCCTAATGCTGAAGGCATAAAACGTGAGCTGTATGTATTTGATTTAGTGTTGGCCCATGCACGCAAATGGCAATGGAATTATGCAGATGAGTTCTGCTGGGAACGCGCTGGCATACCTCAACAGGTAGCAAGAAGGTTCAAGAACCAATTCGAGCCAATCTATCATTTCACCAAGGGTGAATGGAAATTTAATCCAGACGCAGTAAAGCATGAATCAAAAGCCGTGCCTAAAGCAAAGGGCAAAGGCGCTGGTAATACCAATGCAGCGCAACGCCAAGGCCATGTGTCTGCTGTTGACGGTAATGATGTAGCGGCAGGAATGGCTTATCCTGGCAATAGACTGCCAACCTTTCAATCTGAAGCCTTGGGACATCCCGCCGCTTATCCAGTAGGGCTTCCAGAGTTCTTTATAAAAGCGTATACTGATCCTGATGATGTAGTGTTCGATCCATTTATGGGTAGTGGTTCAACTCTTATGGCAGCGGAAAAGAATGGAAGAAACGCATACGGCTTGGAATTAAGCCCATTGTATGTGGATTTAATCATTAATCGTTGGCAGCAATTTACAGGCAAGCAAGCAATCCACGCAGAGACAGGTAAGGCATTCGATGGCTGATGTTAAGTTAACCGCAAAGCAAGAGGCATTCGCCCAGGCTATAGCTGATGGCTTAGGGCAAGCTGATGCTTATCGAATGGCTTATGACGCTGAAGGAATGGCTGATAGCACGATTTATCCTAAAGCTTCTCGCATGATGAACGAGGGCAAGATTAGGACAAGAGTCGATGAATTGAAGTCGATGGTGGTTGAGAAACAACTATGGACACGCGAAATGTCTGTCAAAGGGTTGATACAAGCGTATCGTATTGCCCAGGATGCCAAGACCTCCACAGGCATGACAGCAGCCGTAAAAGAGCTAAACGTAATGCACGGGTTCAACGAACCAACTAAGCTTAGTATCACTGGCAGCATGGTTCAGCGCATCCAACGCGAAGTGATTGATGACAACCCTGAAGATTAAAACCCCGCGCTGGTTCAAGCCATTCCTAAAGCCTAGCCGCTATAAGGGCGCTCATGGTGGCCGTGGATCAGGCAAGAGCCATGCCTTTGCGGAAATGGTAATCGAAGCTCATGTGATGGATCAGCGGCGTAGAACAGTTTGCGTGCGTGAGATACAGAAGTCGCTATCGCAGTCCGTCAAGCGTTTGCTAGAGCTAAAGATAGAACAGCTTGGCGTTCAGGACTACTTTGAAGTTCAGGAAAGCCAAATCAAGTCACGGCATGGCGATGGGCTTATCATCTTCCAGGGGATGCAGAACCACACGGCGGATTCCATTAAATCGCTGGAAGGTTATGACTGCGCTTGGGTGGAAGAATCACAGACGCTATCGCAACGCTCGCTCGACCTATTGCGTCCGACAATCCGTAAGCCAGACAGTGAGCTATGGTTCACATGGAACCCGCTGAATAGCAGCGACCCGATTGATATGCTTCTGCGTGGCCCATCTCCGCCGCCTGATGCCGTGGTTGCACAGGTAAACTACAGAGACAATCCTTGGTTTCCTGATGTGCTTAAAGGTGAAATGGAATACGATAGGGACAGAGACCCTGACAAATACAAGCACGTTTGGCTTGGCAACTATTCATCCAACAGCGAAGCGCGAGTATTCCGTAACTGGAAGATAGAGGACTTCGAAACGCCAGAGGATGCAACGCATCGCTTTGGCGCTGATTGGGGCTTTGCATCTGACCCGACAGTCTTAATCCGCTGCCATGTTGTAGGCCGCACAATCTACGTCGATCACGAAGCGTATCGCGTTGGCTGTGAGATTATGGATACGCCAGACCTATTCTTTACTGTACCTGACTCTGAGAAGTGGCCCATCGTCGCTGATAGCGCCAGACCTGAAACAATTAGCCATATGCGTAAGCACGGCTTTCCAAAGATCATGGCAGCAGTCAAAGGCCCTAAGTCTGTAGAGGAAGGTGTCGAATGGTTGAAGTCATATGACATCATTGTTCACCCTCGATGCCAACACACCATTGACGAATTAACGTGCTACAGTTATAAAACTGATTCTTTGACAGGACAAATCTTGCCAATACTTGCAGATCGTGATAATCACCTTATAGACGCGCTACGTTATGCGTGCGAGGCCATACGTCGAGCAGTCGTTCCCAAGACTTTCGATGTGCAACCTTTAGCAACTGTGAGTAGGTGGTAAATGGCTCGATTGAATAAAGAACAGCGGTTCCAGAACATCCATCAACAGGCGATGACGGAGTTTGACCGTGTTCAATGCTCAGTGCGTGATGAACGCTTGCAGTGTTTACAGGATCGACGCTTCTATTCCATCGCTGGCGCACAGTGGGAAGGCCCACTAGGTCAACAATACGAAAACAAACCACGCTTTGAGGTAAACAAGATTCACCTTAGCGTCATTCGTATCATCAACGAATACCGTAATAACCGCATTGCTGTAGACTTTGTAAGCAAAGATGGTGAAGCAAACGACAAGCTAACCGAAACTTGCAATGGTCTATACCGTGCAGACGAACGAGACAGTGGCGCTGAAGAAGCATACGACAACGCTTTTGAGGAAGCAGTCGGCGGTGGCTATGGCGCATGGCGTTTACGCACTGCGTATGAAGATGACGAGAACGACGAGGACGAACGCCAGCGCATCCGCATAGAACCAATCTATGACGCTGATAGCTCTGTGTTCTTCGATCTAGATGCAAAGCGCCAGGACAAGGCTGACGCAAAGTATTGCTTCGTTCTGTATTCCATGACCCGCGAAGCATATCGCGCTGAATGGAATGATGATCCAACGACATGGCCTAAAGTCGTTCATCAATATGAGTTTGATTGGGATACGCCTGACGTTGTGTTCGTTGCTGAATACTATCGTGTGGAAGAAACCCGCGAGACTGTCCGCATCTTCCTGACCATACAAGGCGAAGAAGAACGCTATGTGCAAGCGGACTTTGATGCTGATGAAACGCTAGAGGAAACACTAGCTGCCGTTGGCACTGTAGAAGTACGCCAGAAGCGTATCAAGCGTAAGCGCGTTCATAAGTATATCATGAGCGGTGGCGGCATCCTTGACGATATGGGCTACATTGCTGGGAAGAACATTCCTATCGTTCCTGTCTATGGCAAGCGTTGGTTCGTTGATAACGTAGAGCGTTGCATGGGCCATGTGCGCCTAGCTAAAGATGCACAGCGCCTGAAGAATATGCAGTTATCAAAGCTGGGTGAGATCAGTGCGCTTTCGTCGATTGAAAAGCCCATCTTGGTTCCAGAGCAAGTCTCAGGCCATCAGGTAATGTGGGCAGAGGATAACCTACGCAATTATCCCTATCTGTTAATCAACCCAATCACAGGGCCAAATGGTGAGACTCAGGCTGCTGGCCCAGTTGCCTACACTAAGTCCGCAGCAATTCCACCAGCGATGGCAGCACTATTGCAGATCACTGAATTGGATATGGCTGAGATACTGGGTAGCAGTCAGCAAGCCGACAAGATGGTCAGCGGCATCAGTGGCAAGGCTGTAGAGTTAATCCAGACCCGCTTGGATATGCAGACGTTCATCTATATGAGCAACATGGCTAAGTCTGTACGGCGCTGTGGTGAAATCTGGCTGTCAATGTCGAAAGACATCTACGTTGAAGAAAAGCGCAAGATGAAGACAATCGGCTCTATGGAAGAAGTCGGTTCGATTGAACTGATGAAGCCACAGATCGACGAAGAAACAGGCGAACTGATTTACGAAAACAACCTGGGCGATGCCTTGTTTGATGTTGCTGTAGATGTTGGCCCATCTTCAAACAGCCGCCGTGACGCAACGGTGCGTGCGCTGACAGGCATGATGCAAGTTACTACCGATCCAACAACCCAACAGGTTCTGCAAGCTATGGCTATCATGAACATGGAAGGTGAAGGCATTGGCGACATCAAGGAATATTTCCGCAAGCAGCTAGTCCAGATGGGCGTCCTGAAGCCAACGGAAGAAGAACAGCAGCAGATGATGGAAGCACAGGCTAATGTGCAACAAGACCCACAGACTGCTTATCTGCTGGCTGAAGCTGCAAAGGCCCAGGCGCTGGCTATCAAGGCACAGGCTGATACTGAGCTTACCTTGGCACGTTCTGAAGAAACGAAGGCTAAGACAATTCAAACGCTATCAAGCGTCGATATAGACGAACGCAAGTCCGCTATTGAGACTGCTGAAAAGATTGGGGCTGCAATACAGCCGCAAACGAATGTGGTTCCACCCTCCACACAATTTGGGTGAGTTAATGGGGTTAAACATGAAAACGGCAGAACTGGATAACAACGACAATATTGACATGATCGACATCGACACAGACATCAATGATCAAGCAGACGATGAGACCAATTCCATCGACCTAGCTGATGATGACGAAGAAGATGACGAGGA